AATCACTCATCCTCCTGATTGCTGTTTTCTGTTTCCGCCCGGTCATGGAGCTGTTCCAGGATTTCCTTCATCTTCTCCGGCACAGGGAGTCCCAGGTGCGCCGCGTTCTCCAGAAGGCTCACGCCCTCGTTGGAGAGGTAAAAGAAGACGACCGCCGTGCGAAGGACACTGCCTGTGCCAACCACCTGTACATCCACGATGTTGGCGATCCCCACCAGCAGGAAGATCAGCACCTTCCGGCAGATGCCCTTAAAGCCCACTTCGCTGGACAGCTTCTTGTCCGAGATGGCACACATCACGCCCGTGACGTAATCCACCGCCACGAACACCACCAGGGCGATGAGCAGCCCGTCGCAGCCGCCCAGGAAATAGCCCAGCCACCCTCCAATGGCGGCAAAGATCACCTGCGCCGTGTTCCAAAGTTCCTTCATGTTGATACCTCCGTTTCTTGAAATGGTTTTGTGTATGAAAAAAGCGGCCGCCCAGCAGGACAGTCGCCAGTTCCCGTAAGTTATTCTGTTTGCTTCGGCAGCCATTTCCTCGTCCTCACAAGCTCCATATCGCTCGTTTCCGTGCAAGCACGAAAACTCACTCATTCCGCTGCTCGTCCTCTCCCCAGCAAGTCTTACGACTTGCCGGGGTCCCCATGCTCATATCTGCTTGGGCAGATATTCCCATAAACGCATATCCTCCTGACCCAAGGACCACATACACATCCCCCGGAGCTTCCAGCGGTATGCCGCCTGGTTCGCCCAATAGACAAGGGAGTCCACGTCCTGGTAGTAGAGGATGGAAAATCCGTCCGCATCGCCGAGGAACAGCCGGGATATCCAGATGTTGATATCCTTTGGTATGATCTTTGCCGTGTAGTTCACGCCGCAGGAAATCTCCAAAAGGTCAGAATGGAAGAAGTCATAGTCCAGGGAGATGTCCTCGCTCCGGGTGGAGGATTCCTCCACATCGGATGTCAGCGTAAACACCTGGAACTCCTCATCCCAGGTGCAGTTCGTGCGGGATATCCTTCCGTAGCTTTTGGAGCTGCCATCCGGCATTTCCACATCAAACCGTTCATACGGCTCATACGTCCAGGCGTCCCCCAGGCGCAAAAGCTCACACACGGTCGTGTTGTCCGAGCGGTACCCTGCGTATCCCCCGGAAAAGCCGCTAACCGTTGCTGTAAAGCGCAGGGTGTAGGAGGAGCCGGAATACACCCGCACCCGGTTCCCACGGATACGCATCTCCACCGTGTACATGGAAGGATTGTCTCTTAAAGCAGATGCCGCTGTTCGCTCAATCTCCTGGCTGTAGCTGCCAAGGAGCGTGGAGCCGCTATATAGCTCCACAGCCTGGGAATCGTAGTTCAAGCAGCAGAACAGGCTGCCGCAGAACACACCTGCCCTGCCGCTGCCATTTGCCGGGAACGCCAGCCTTGCCCGAAGATGCAGCTCGGAAAAGCCGTCATAGTTCCAGGCAAGCTCTCCTTTACCCTCAAGCTGGGAGTAGACACGCTCCATCGAGTATTCATCCGAACGCCATACCTCCCACGAGCCGGAGCGCACCGTCCAGTAGTCTGTCTCCAGCACGCCATAGTCCCGATAATCCTCATACCAGACGAGCGCAGAATCCGGCTTTCTGCGGAGCATCTCCAAGGTCAGCTTGAAGCCCTTATCCGGAACAGCCATGTTGCCATTTACATCCTTGAAACTCCTGGGTGCAAGGGCAAAGGTGGCTTCTCCGGCAGAGGGCTCCTCAGAAAAATTGGAGCAGACACGGAAACCGTAAAACTGTACGCCTTTGACATCTACCGAGATGGTGATAGTATGCGTCCCGGCAGAGAGGGAAACGCGGCTGGCAAGGGATGTCCAGAAGGTACTCCTCCAGTAAGGCCACCACAGTCGGCTCTCCGTGAAGTGCTTTGTGCTGCCGTCCAGCGCCGCATAGATGCCGTTCTTGTCCCAGAAGGGATAACAGAGCCGCACCGCCACATCGTAAGTTCCCGCCGTATCAACATTAAAGCTATAGGTCACCGAACCGTTATCGCCCAGGGTAGCAATGCCGTTTTCAATGGAAACAATGCCGGAGGCAGAGGAATAATTACCTCCATCATGGTCAATGTATATCGTCCCAAACTCGGTCTTCTGCTCCTTGCCGTAGGCGGTCAGGTATCGCCTGCGGTTGTATGCCCCCACAAGCTGGGGATACTCACGGGAAACGGCGTCCGCCCCTTCCATGTAGTCGTAGACATGGGGAAAGGCATAGGGTACCTTGTCGTAATCGTCCCAATAGGCCACAATGGGGAGAAAGGGCTGGGGCGGTGCATCGTCCGTGAAATTATAGCCGCCCGTCATCCACAGCTTGGCGGCATAGTAGGTGTTGGACGTTCCCCGGTAGGTTTTTCCCAGGTTCTCCGGCGTGTCGTAGATCTGCCAGTTCCAGCCGTAGGCAGGCATACCGAGAAAGATCTTATTCGGGTCCATGACCTTCGTGGCGTAGTCGTAGATGCCCTCCAGCCAGCTTCTTGGGGAAACGGGTCCCGGTGCGGAGCCTGCCCAAGCCATGCCGTAGGACATGATGGACGCGGTATCGCAGTAAGCGTCCAAGTCGCCGTAAACGCACCAGTTCTCACCGCCCACCGAGCCGTTGACGGAAGTCATCCCTGGCAGGCAGATGTTCATGTGCTTTGCGGGGTCATAGGCTTTCACCGTATTGTAGATATTGCGGAACATCGCCGTGGACTCTGCGTGGGTGGAATAGCCGTCCCCACGTTCCAGGTCGATGTCAATGCCATCGCACCAGGGATACTTCTCCATGATGCGGACGATCTCCGAAAGAAACCTGTCCTGCGCTCCGTCTGTGTTATCCCGCAGGGCACGGAAGATGCTGTTTGCGCCATCGTTTGCCACGGTCAAAAGCCACTTGATATGGGGCCATTTATTGATGTAAGTGAGCATATCCGAGATTGCCACACCGCTCTCGTAAATCTCCCCGGTAGCACGAACCTTAAAGGAGAACAGCCCGATCTGGCTGATACGGTCTCCGTAGTCCCGCAGGGCTTCATACATCCGGGCATTGCCCATGAACGTCCATACCATGATCTGTTTGCCTTTTAGTGTGTCCATCAGAGCAGCGCACCTCCATCCTGCATTTCCTGCATCTCAAACAATATCCGTGCCGTTTTCCCCTCCGCAAGCGTCACCCTGTGCTTGGAATCCCAGGCGGCGCTGTACTGGTAAAAGCCCTCTTTTTTCTCCGGGCTGCCGTTCTTCGTACACTGCCGTGTGCTGGCAAGCAGGGCGAGGTCCGCTTCGGCGGGGACGGCGTTGGGGAAGGATACCTTCTGGCCGCCCACGCCCTGGCAGAGGGAAACCGCCCCCGCTTCCAGGTCGGACTTGGGGTAGAGATGCACATCCAAGCCTGCGGAGGTCTGCCCAAGATTAAAGAGGATGACGGTTTCCTCGCCCCGCACCACGCCGTTGAACCAGACGGGAGCCTTGACCTCGCCGTTCTCCCGGAACTTTTGGAGGAACACCTCGGTATGGGGCGTGTATCCCGTCAGCGCCGGTCCTTCTTGGAGCATCAGGTCGGTAAAATAAATCGTGCCGGAGCAGTCCGTGATGGTAGGCTTCACGGTAACGCTCACGACACGCATATCCTGTTTCCGGTTAATGACCTCCGCCAGCCGGATAAAAGCGACCTTACCCATCCAGCGTCCACTTCATCTCACAGGGATGGCCTACCCATCCCGTGGCCACCGCCCCTGCCTGCAGGAGGATGTCCGTGATATAAAGTATCCCGGTGCAGTTGGTGATGCACACCCGCACCGTGATGGATTTGACCCTGGCGGAGTAATTCTCCGGCGTGATCCTGGCGGAGGTGGATGATAAATATGCCATAGCTGCCTCCTAATACAAATCAATGAATCGGCTCTCCGTGCTGCCGTCCTCATATTCAATGACCACTTCAATGCCCACTTGGGCGTCGTCACTCAGCTTCTCCAGATTCTCCGAGCCGATCTGCGCCGACAGGGTGTAGCTGGAGCGGTTGGCGGGATAAACGGTCTGGGACAGGCTTTTGGTCATGCCCGCCACGCCCTCCGCTTTGAAAGACGCCGTGCCGGATGCGCCGTTTTCACTGTCCGCCTCAAAGCCGGAACTGACCCAGTAGGCAAGCCCGTCATCGGCGCGGGAGTTTCTAAGCAGATTGAAAGGAACCATTTCCCGGATATCGTTGTTCGACACCATGCTGGTGCCTTCCAGGGAATCCGCCGCATTGTCCCACTGGCTGGCGGAGCTGCCCAGGTTCTTCAGCGTGGTGGAAAGTTCCAGCACCGTGTTCCACGGCTCCTGCAGATTGTATTCCCTGCGGACGATACGGGTAGTAACCGAAAGCCCCAACTCCTTATCCTCCACCCGGACATAATCCCCAAGCTCCCAGGCTTCATGCTCGTAGCCTGTCAGCACGGATAAGTCCATCGCATTCAGCACATAAGAGATAGTGGGTTTTGCATAATCCGCCAGCCGCATTTCAGCATACTCTTTCATCTGATAGGGATTCGTGAAGGAGGAGCAGTCCAGGGTAGAGATACGGATTTCATTGGTATAAGTGAAATCCTCCACATAGGCTTTTCCACCATTGATGTCCGCAAAGGTCATCCCTTCCGCGCCCACAGCGTAGAGCCTTGTCACAAGCTCCCTGGTATCCACCACCCGCTGGATGGATTTCATGTTCTTCCTGTAGGCAAACAGCGCGCCGCTGTCCCTGCCGTTTACCGTCAGCAGATGCACCAGACGGTTGGGACAGTCAAAGACCAGGTCGCCGCCGTGGAGGTCTGCTGTATTTCTGAGGATAGACAGGGCATTCTTTTCCGTACTGGTCCAGGTGCGCTTTGTCCGCACCGTCACCGTGCCAACGCTCCACTCAGTACCCTCTAAGGCGTAGGCCATTGCGGTCTCCGGGTATTCCGCTTCAAAGGTTCTTTCTTCTTTGCGGACAGAGAATGTCAGGTCATAGAACTCCGCCTCCGCATACACTTCGGTCACGGCGCTGCCGTCCGTATCCCTGGTGTCGGTTACCGTCCTGACCTTGTACATATCATCTACGATCTGGATCTTCTTTTCGCTGTCGATATACCCCCGCTTGCCATCCCGATAAGGAATTTTAAAGGAAAGGGTGTCCTCGCCGTTGATCTCGCCCGTGACAATGATGTCGTATGCATTCTCCAGCACCGCCTCCCATGCGCCGTTCCTGTCCAGCACCACCGGCCTTGCGTAGCCGATCTTTTCATAGGGCGCTTTTGGAATGTCATAGAGCCGGATGTCGATGAGCTTTGGCGTCCGGGAGGTGTCTGTGGTAGTCAGCGTTACCCGGAACCGGATATATGCCCGGTTGGGGGAAGTCAGCCGCCCGTCTGCCGGGACTGCCGCCCAATCGCTCCAATCGGTGAGGTCGTCACTGGTTGATGTCTCCACAAGGGAAACCGCTGTTGTGCCGGAAATATACTCGTTGGTCACAGACACACGTCCCGTGCCGGAGAGATTGCAGTTAGCCGCCGCTGTGGTCAGCACGCCCTCGGACGGGTACACACCGCCGGATGCCCGGAGCGTGACTGCTCCCGGCTCGGTGATACCGTCCACGCTCCCGGAGGTATCCCCGGCATTCGCCATCAGGGAGGAGCGGAAATAGTCCATCAAATCCTCTGCGGTAAGCTGGGTGTCGCAGTCTAAAAACCAGTCGTCCAGCCCTCCGGCATACCAGTAGGAATCGGCGTGCATTCCAAGGATCAGGTCGGCTGTGCAGGAACGGTTCAGTTCCCCGGTAAAAGAGAGCTTCTCCGATGCCCACACCGTGCCGCTGTCCCGGTCGCCCACCACATACTGTGCCGTCTTGTTATCCGGCTCAATAAGACAGGCGATAAAGTACCAGCCGCCGTTTACCAGAGAAAAGGACGGCGTGACCGACTCATCCAGAATCAGGGAACCACTGTCGTCATAGAGCATGATCCTCGGCCTGCCACGGATAAGGGACAGGTAGAAAATCGGCTGCCCCGGACCGTATCTTGTGTTGAAGATTGGGCAGTAGGTGTTTCCCACAGAATAAGTGGTCGGCGACATCCAGCCGCCGCAGACAATCCTTGCCCCAAGGCTTGCGAAAATGCTGCCATCATTGGTCACCTTCAGATAGTTCTGCTCGGAGGATGGGTTCACAATGTTCATGCGGATATAATTCCCCATGCGGTTTGCGGAGAGGGACGCACTGGTGCCGCTCCAGTTATTGATATATGCCGCCCGTCCCATGCCGGAGGAATCCAAAAGGCAGTCGTCCTCATCCGGGTCCGATTCATTGAACCGCCACAGGCCGCCCTTTGCCCATTCTTCCGGGAACTCCCCGGTAAAATCCGTCTGCTTGTTCAGTATCGTTTTCAGTGCCATTGCCGCTCACCTCCATCGGCTCCTTGCCTGGATTTCCAGCCCCGTAAACGTGGCGTTTGCCGCCGTTACGGAAACCGTGTTGCTCCCCACCGCCAGCGTGGGGAAGTTCAGTTCCTCCAGATACGGCAGGGCGTTCCGCAGGATCATCCCGTCCGCGTCCTCCACATAGGCGGTCATCCGGTCGGTATCCACCACCAGCGTCTCGCCGGATGCAAGGGTGGCATTGACAATCTTCAGTTCCTGTCCATTGGTGGTGATGCTGATGGAATTGCCTGCCCCGGAGGTAACCACGCCCTCGATACGGTAGATAGGGTTGGACTCCATGTTCCCAATCAGCCGCGTGACCGTGCTGTTTCCTGCTTCCGTGATGGAAAAGGTCTCATCCTCGATGGCATAGCCGAATGGGTCCGGGCAGAAGAAGGTCAGGTCAAAGCTGCCGGAGGAACGCAGCAGCCGTTCACACTCCACCGCCGCGTTCAGCCTTGCCATGAAGTACCGGTCCGGCACATCGTCCAGGATGAGCTGCTTTAAGCCGCCCACCGGGTCGAGCCACGCGGCAATATCGTCCAGTGTGGCAACCAGGGCGGAAAAGCTGTGCCTGGGGAAGATGCTGCAGGAGACCACGATCTCCCGGTAGTCAAAATCCGCCCCAAAGTCGGTCACGCCGTATTTGCCGGGGACCGTTGTGGTAAAGTTCCGCAAACTCCCGCTGACCTGCCAGGAGGTCAGCCTTGCCTTTAGGCCCATGCTCTTGGATGTGATGTCGTTATACGAAAAGCCCACAAAGCCACCTCCTTTATGCGGTACTGAACCGTCCCTGGGCGCGGGAGCCGGTCTGGATCAGGTTGTAAAGTTCCTGGGAAATCCTGCGGATGTCATCCTCGCTGCGGACGATCATCTGCTGGATGGTGATGAGGGTTCCAAAAGAGGAGCCGCCTGTTCCGCCCATACTGCCGGCCACAGAACCCACCGTCCCGGCTGTGTCAAAGGCAAAGTTTGACGGGACTGCGGACTGCATATCCGCCGCCAGGCCGTTCATCACGCCCAGGACGCCGTTGTTCAAATCCTCTGCGGCGCTGACCGCTTCACCGGCGCTGTCCTCAATACCGCCGGCAAGGCCCCTGCCCAGCATCTCGCCCACCCAGGCCATTTCCTTCGAGGGCGAGTTGATGCCAAAGAAGCTGCAGATCCCGTCCCAGATGCCGGAAATCCAGCCGGAGACTTTGTCCCAGATCCATCCGGCAAGGCTCTGGATACCCTGCCACAGCCCCTGCACGATGTTCTTGCCGATGTTGACAATCTGCCCCATAGATGAGGTAAAGGCATTCACAATCCCCGCAACGATCTGCGGCACCGCCTTTACGATCTCCACAATGATGGTAGGTAGGTTCTGGATCAGCGAAACAAATAGCTGCACGCCTGCCTGGATGATCTGCGGGATGCTGTTTAAGATGGCATTTACCAGCGAGGAAATAATCTGCGGGATCGCCCCCACAATGGTGGTAATGATGGTCGGCAGGTTCTGGATCAGGGAAATCAGCAGGTTCACACCCGCGTCAATGATCTGGGGGATACTGCCGAGGATGGCGGTCACCAGCCCGTCAATGATCTGCGGGATTGCCGCCACAATGGCCGTGATGATCTCCGGCAGTGCGGAGACCAGCGAGGTCAATAGCTGTATCCCGGCGTTGATGATCTGTGGGATTGCCCCGACGATAAACTCCACAATCGCCGTAATGATGGCGGGCAGGGCCGCGATCAGGACCGGGATGGCATTCAGCAGCCCTTGGGCCAGCCCCATGATAAGCTGCAGTGCCGCGTCCAGGATCATCGGGAGGTTTTCGATCAGGGTCTGTACGATCTGGGTAACCACAAGGACAATCTGCGGAATCAGTGTGGGCACCGCCGCCGCGATGCCCTGGGCCAGCGTGACGATGATCTGCGCCGCGCCCTCCATCACAGCCGGAAGGCTCTGGATGATGCCGGAAAGCAGCGAGGTCAGCATCTGCATCCCGGTGTTTACAAACTGCGGCAGCATGGAAACCGCTGTGTTCACCAGCCCCGTAATGGCCCCGGCAAAGGCTTCATCCGCCCCGTCCACGCCGTTGACCATGTCGGTAAAGGCGGAGATGACTTCCGAGATTGCCGGGAGGAACTCCGCCCGGAGGTTGTTCTTCACATTGGAAATGGTCTCCCCAAGCCCCGCCAGGGTCTCGTCAAGCTGCGCCTGTCCTTCTCTGGAAGCCACCAGCGCCTCATTGTTGCGGTAAAACGCGCCGCTCGCCTCATCATAGGCCCCGGAAAGGGTCTCCATGATGAGACGGTTACGTTCACTTTCACTGGAACAGGCCGCCAGCTTTTCGTTGAAGGCATCCTCGCTGATGCCCACCCAGTTTAAGGCGTCCGCCAGGGAACCGGTAACCTGCCCGACCTTGGCGGTCTCGTTGGCGGACTCAATCATGCCTTCGATGGGGAGGGCATCGCCAAAGGTACCGTAAACACCAGCCGCGATATTCGTCCATTTGGTAATGTCCTGCTCATTTTCCGCAAGCTGCGCCAGGAGCTGGGAGGCTTCCGTGGCCGTGTCCGTATCGCCCAGGATTTTATAGAACTCCGTGTAGGATTTCTGTGCCGCGTCCCCGCTGTATCCCGCCGCCTCAAAAGCGGTGGTCAGCTTGCCCTGTGCCACCCGGTATTCCTCGGTGGCTTCGTCCAGGTTCCAGATGGCGCTGCCAAGTTCCTGGATGCCGCTCAACGCCGCCTGGATGCCGGATGAGATGAGGTTGCCCATCGCCACCGTGGCGACCGAAAGGCCGGAACCCAATTTATCTGCCCCACTGGATGCGTCCTCCAGCGAATCGCCGAAATCCTCCGCCACATCCCCGGCATCCTTCATCCGCTCCCGGTTTTCCTTAAGTTCCCCGGAAAGCTGGGAGATGCGCCCCTCCAGTTCCTTTGCCTCGCTGGAGCCTTTCCCGTACTCCAGCACCGCATTGGAATAGGCGCGTTTCATCCCGGCCAGTTCCTCTTCCTGACGGGAAATCTCCTGAGAGAGCCGCTCTGTGGCGTCCGCCGCCTCCGTCTCCTGCCGGGAGAGGGACTCAATGGCCCGCTCATTATCGGAAAGCTCCCGCTCCATGCTGTTTAAGGCGGCTTCCGCGTTATTCAGCTGGATCTGCCAGTTCTGGGTGCGGCGGTCGTTCTCCCCAAAGGAGTCGGCGGCATTCTGGAGGGCAGCCCGCAGGGTTTCCACCTTGTTTTTCTGTGCTTCGATTTCCTTATTCAGCACAGTGTTCCTTGCGGAAAGCGCCTGCACGGACTTATCGTTTTTATCAAACTGCGAGGACACCAGCTTCATCTCGGAGCCAAGTACCTTGAAGGACTGGTTGATCTCGGACAGTGCCTTTTTAAATTCCTTCTCACCCTCAATGCCGATTTTCAGGCCGAAATTATCCGCCACGGGCTGCACCTCCTTCCTTCGTCCTCATGGACTTCATATCCCTCGTTTCCGTGTAAACACGAAAACTCGCTCATTCCGTCATTCGTCCTCTCCCCACAAAGCCACTTGGCTTTGTGGGGTCTCCGTCATATTCCATAGGGAATGACATCATCTATCGTCAGTTCCCGTTTCGGCTTCGCAAGCCCCAAAAACTGCCTGTGGCATTCCCACAGGTCCATGAGCAGGCCAAACGGCATGAGCCACACTTCCTCCATGCGCAGGGAGAGGTGGGCCATGCCGTAATACAAAAGCCGGGTAAACAATTCTTCATCGTTTACCCGGCTGCCGTGTTTTTTCCCTCCGGCTCACTTTCGATATTCCGTTTCGTCCCTCGGTACATGGCCTCCATGATGGCGTCCTTATAGTCCGTCAGTTCCATTGGGGAGGTGAGAAGTTCCACCTCCTCGGCGGTCAGCTCCGGCTTTTTGTCCTCCGGATGTTTCAGGTTGTGGACGAGGATCGGCTGGTTGCACAGAAGGGTAATCAGCCACACGATCTCGTCCAGCGCCATCTCAAAGTTCTCCGCTTTCATCAGCTTCTCGCCCAGGTTCTCCAATCCGCCGTAGCGTCCGGCGATGGCCTTGGTCGCCCTGGTAGTCAGGAGCATTTCATATTCCTGCCCGCCGATATTGACAGTAGCTGTTCTTTCATCCATATCTCAAAACCTCCTTACCCTTCGCCGCCTGTGTCAGATGTCTGATCCGCATAGGACGGCTCATAGACCTCATCGTACCAGCCTGAAATAACCGTGGGAGACACACCGGAGTCATCCTCGGACACCTCCGCTTTCCAGGGATGCTTGCCCTGGCCGTCCACCTTATTGCGGCGGGTCACCGTCCCCTCGATGGAAGGGGTGGAAAACTCGATGCTCTCGCCCTTGGTAGTCAGGTTGGTGGCGGGGATGCCGAAGATCACACGGTACAGCCAGAAATAGCGGTACTTGCCGTTTGCCTTCTTTGCCCGGAAGCCGATAGCGACCGGAGCGCCGCCGTCCTCCGATGCGGAGATCAGGACGCCGTTTTCATCGATCACCGCCCCGGTCAAATCTTCCGCCACGCTTTTCCCGATGTCATCCACACCCAGCGTCAGCGTCCCGCTCTGGAACTCTTTCACGACTTCCGCCGCGCCATCATCCGCGTACAGCGTAGCTTCCGCCAGTTCCACGGAAAGCTCGGCGGTCATGGCTTTTGCCAAAGCCACCGGGGCGGCGTAAGTCTCATCGCCATTTACACCCTCGGTAATCTTCGAGTAGAAAAGTTTATCAAGGCCAATGGTAGCCATAGTTCATTCCTCCAATCCATACAGTTTTGCCACGTCAATGGCATAGTGGTGGTAGCCGGTATCGTCCTCATGACCGATGTACCGCCTGTCCGTAATCACAAAATCAGCGGCAAGGAGCGCCTTTGAAAGCTGCCCCTTCCTCTTCAGATAGTTTCCTTTGGAGAACAGGGAGAGCCGCGCCTCCTGGGTTTCATACCCCGGCAGGTTATCTGCGTGAAGTTCATAGGTATCCGCCAAAGGCGTGACCACCACATATTCCTCCGGCGGCTCATCGGAGAACACGCCAGTCTCCACAGGCAGACCGACTGCCTCTATCACAGTTTTCAGTTCCGAAAGTAAACTCAAATGTTCTCCACCTCCTCGTCCAGCTTTGCCTTCATGGCGCTGATACAGGCGTTTTTGGACGCTGACCGGGCGGGCTTCAGAAACGGCTTTGCAGGCTGGCCGCTTTTGCCGTATTCCAGGATGGTGGCGATCTTGGCGTTGCTGTCGCCGTCAGAACGGGGTTCGGAAAAGCCCACCTTTATGTCAAAATCCCCGTTCCTGTCCTGCAGGGCGGGAGAAGTGCCAAGGGAGCGCAAAAGCTCACCTGTGCTTCTGGAGTCATACTTTGTCCCGCTGCCAATGACAGACTGCAGGTTGGAGCGCACCTTGTCCTCCACGACCTCTGCACCCGCCTCCAGCACTTTCGGGATGATCTCATCCGTCTTATCCGCCAGCCGGGATACCTTCATCAGAAAGTCCTCCGGCATTTTCCATGTTGCTTTAGCCATCGTCCTCACAACCTCCATATCGTTCGCTTCCGTGCAGGCACGAAAGCTCATTCATTCCGGTGCTCGTCCTCTCCCCCAAAAGCCATACGGCTTTCCGGGGACCCCTAATGCACCTCCGTCCCCAGTACCTCCAGATACATCCCTCTGCCTTTGACGTCCTCCACCGAAGTGATCTCGAAGATATGCCCGTCACAGAGGATGCGCATATCCGTTGTGACCGTGATGCCGGGGATCACTCGGAACCGGAACAGATCGGTGGCAGTGGAGAAGGACGCCATATTCGCCCATTTCTCACTGCCGTGCCGGCCTTCCCGGTATGCCCGCACCTCAGCCACGGTCACATCCGTTTCCGTCTTGAAGCCGTCCTCATCCTGAGTAAACTGTTTCTCTACGATGGAAAGGAAGGTGTTCATCTTGCCAAAGCTCATACTCACACCTTCCAATCCCGGTCAAGCCGAAGAAGCAAGTTTACCGTGTTCCAGACCTGTTGTGCCGCATTGGTGTTGTCTGCGAAGAAGCCGCCCGTGGAGCCGTCCCTGGATTCATAGAAATGCGACGCCAGCATGATCACCGCCTGTTCGGTGGTGGCCGGCATCGCATTGTCTGTATAGTGGCCCTCCGGGATATGCTGGTAGCTTTCCGCATAGGAGACAGCGGCGGTGATATAGCCCTTCAGAAGTTCATCATCCGCCGAATGCTCCAGAATGAGATTGGCTTTTACTTTCGAGATCAGTTCATCCATCACCGCCGCCTCCTTTCATTAGGCTCCGGCCTTCTGGGCCAGAACCTTGATGGCCTCCGGCAGGATCAGCTTACCATCCACACGCTGGGAGGCGAGGAAGCCTACCTGGCCGGTGGCGGCATACAGCTCGTTGAGACGCTTGAAGGAACGCCCCTGGCGGTCGGCAACCCAGTAATAGCTGAAGTCACCGAAGGCGATGGTCTTGGCACTGGCGGCAATGGCAGGCATATAGGCAGAGGTTTTCACCGGCCGGCCAAGGATCGTATCCGGCGTACCGGCCACCAGGGAGGGCTGCCACAGGTACTGCCCATTGTTATCTTTCAGCTTACGGATGGCTTTGATGGTGGAGTCGTTTAAAACCCATACCGCATTTTTACGGTATGGGGATTTCAGAGAATAGAACAGATCCATCAGCTCATCCGCTGTCACCGCAGTGGCGGACGCAGCCGTCACACCGGTTTCCGCACCGCCCGTGGCGGCAAGGATACCCAGCGGCTTGCCGGAGCCGTCCCCGGTAAAGAAGGCTTCCTCCTCCTTGGCGCCGATGCGGCGGGCAAACTCACGGGAGATGTAGCTTTCCAGGTCAAAGACACTGTCGTTTAACAGTTCCTCGGAAACCTTGATCATCGTCCCCAGCTTATACGCCCCGATGGATACCTGGCCGAAGGAATCATCGCTCTCCGTGTAGGCGCCTTCCTCATCAATCCAGGAGGCGGTTCCCTTGGTCGCCACCACCGGGATCTTGCGGTCGCCGCTGGAGGTCTGGATAATCTTCGCCAGCTGACGGAAAATGTTCTCCTCCTCCAAGGCTTCCACCAGAGTGCGCTCGTACTCGTCAGGGACCAGATACCCACCCTCGGAGTCAGTGCCGATCTGCAAAGCGTTCATCACAGTGGGCATCGGAGTCTTGGAGCGCATCATGTTCCAGAAATTCTGGCGGTACTCATCGGTAGCGCGGCCGGTCTTGGCAGTTTCCTTGCCGTTCATGGGCTTACCCGTCAGGGGCTTGTTCACCGGGCGGTTCAGTTCCGCATCCAGCGCGTCCTGGCGTTCCAGGCGGGCGATTTCCTTGCCCAGGTCAGTAATCTCCTGCTCCATACGGGAGTAGGTGGCATCGTCCTCGGCGGACAGCATACCTTTGTCGTTTCTGTGGGAATCCAGGAATGCCTTGGCGGCCTCCCACGCTTTGGCGCGCTTCTCGCGCAGTTCAAGAATGGTCATAGTCATTATCCTCCTTAAAATTTCATCAAATTAAGCCGTTCCATGAGCGAATCAACGGAGCGGCCTTGAGGTTCAGATTTCGGTTTCGTTTTGCACTTCGCCGCGATCTTATCCATCAGGGAATTGACCACAGCGGCTTTGGAATACAGCATGGTGACCACCGGGGGTTCCACATCCTCGGTTTCGGCAGGGCGTTTCATCACCTCATCGGCAAAGCCAAGCTCCACCGCCTTGTTCGCGTCCATCCAGGTCTCAGCGTCCATCAGATGGGACAGCTTGGCGCGGGACAGCCCGGTCTTGATTTCATAGGCGTTGATGATGGAATCCTTCACGCTACCAAGCATCTCGATGGCCTTCTGCATCTCTGCGGTATCACCCATGGCCACAGTCATGGGATTGTGGATCATCATCATGGACACCGGCGATACCAGCACACGGGTCCCTGCCATAGCAATCACGCTTGCAGCGGATGCTGCGATGCCGTCAATCTTGACCGTGACATTATGCGGATAGTCCATCAGCATGTTATAAATCTGGGCCGCCGCTACGCAGTCCCCGCCGGGGCTGTTGATCCAGACGGTGATGTCGCCGGAGCCGGACATCAGTTCCTCCTTGAAAAGCTGCGGCGTGATATCGTCATCAAACCAGCTTTCCTCGGCGATGGTGCCGTTCAGGAACAGCGTTCTCTCCACTGTTTCCGGCTGATTCTCCTGATTCCTCACCGTCCTGTTCTTCCACTTCCAGAACTTCTTCATCGGAATTTTCCTCCTTTCCCGTTTGTGTATCTGCAAAAGCACCCGCATTACCCAGCGGGAGCATATTGCCGTTGATCAGATAGAGATCGCCGCCATCCTCGGCAGGGATGCGGTCCATGTTCTCCAGTTCCCGGATATCGTTGGCACTCATCCAGCCGTTCTGCCTTGCCGTAGCGTAGCCGGTCATCCTGCTGGCATAATCGCCCCGGAGCAGCCCCTCCACGTTGAACTTGGCAAAATAACTCTTCTTTTCCTCCGGGGAAAGCAGTGTCCTCTGAATGGACTGCTCCCATCGCACCAGCCAGGGTTCCAGCGTGTATTTCACGAACTCCAGAGACTGCTGCTCAATATTAGAAAAGCTCGACTTCTCCAGGTCGCCCACCATGTGGGGCGGCACCCGGAAAATGCGGGCGATCTCGTTGATCTGAAATTTCCTGGTTTCCAAAAACTGCGCCTGCTCCGGGGAAATGCCGATGGGCGTGTATTTCATGCCCTCCTCCAGCACGGCGATTTTATTGCTGTTTGCCGAGCCGCCGAAGGTGGACTGCCAGCTTTCCCGGACACGGCCGGGGTCTTTGATGGTCCCCGGATGCTCCAGCACACCGCCGGGAGCCGCGCCGTTGGCGAAGAACTTCGCCCCGTATTCCTCGCAGGCAATTGCCATGCCGATGGCGTTCTTTGCCATAGCGATAGGGGAATACCCCACCAGCCCGTCAAAGCCAAGCCCTGGAATATGCAGCACATCCGAAGGATTCAGCCGGACAAGACTGCCTTTGACCGTAGGCGCATCATCCATGCTGACGGTGTATTCGTAATAAAGCTGTCCATTGCTGTCACGATTCACCGTCATCCGGTCCGGCATCAGCGGATAGAGAGCAATCACTTCACCTTTTCCGTTACGGATAATCTGTGCATAAGCATTGCCCCACAGCAAAAGGTGCGTCATGAGTGTTTCCCGGAACACGAAGGAACTCATCTCCGGGTTCGGCTCGTCATGTAGCAGGAGATACAGCGAATGATCCAGCGCCTTCTCCTTGCCGCCGTCCTCCTTGTAGCGGTAGAGATGAAGGGGAAGCCCCGCCACCGCCTCTGCCAGGATGCGGACGCAGGAATACACCGCCGTCATCTGCATGGCGGAGCGTTCCGTCACCGCCTTGCCGGAGGTGGTGCTGCCAAAGTAGAACGCATAGCCGCTCCCGGTGGTGCGGTCCTGGGGCTTATCCCTGGAACGGAAAAGCCCTGAAAAGATACCCATATCAAATCACCGTCCTTTCAGATAAACAAAAGGCCCCGGCTGTCATAAACCGAAGCTCCTGTATCGTTCCCACAGCGGATCGCCCGGTCCAGTCCCATAATGGTGGCGATGGCCCCGTCGATCTTCTCTGTGGATTTTTCCTTGTCCGCCTTGATATTGCCCGCCGGGTCGGTGCGGATGAAGATGTTGTCCATCATCCACCGCAGCACCGGGTGGCCGCCGTGGGCGATGCGTTCCTCCAACACCAGTTTCATCATCTCCTTGGTGGGCGGCGACATATCCTTGAAGCCCTGTCCGAAGGGAACCACCGTAAAGCCCATGCCCTCCAGGTTCTGCACCATCTGTACAGCACCCCAGCGGTCAAAGGCGATCTCCCGGATGTTGAACCGTTCGCCCAGCTGCTCGATGAATTTTTCAATGTAGCCGTAGTGGACCACATTTCCCTCGGTGGTCATCAGCACACCCTGGCGCTCCCACAGGTCATAGGGAACATGGTCGCGCCGGACTCGCAGGTCAAGGGTCTCCTCCGGTATCCAGAAGTACGGCAGGATGTAGTATTTGTCATCCTCATCCAGCGGCGGGAACACCAGCACGAAGGCTGTGATGTCCGTGGTGGAGGACAAGTCCAGACCGCCATAGCAAATGCGCCCTTCCAGATCGTCCTCGGAGACAGGAAAGGCGCAGGCGTCCCACTTGTCCATCGGCATCCAGCGCACAGACTGTTTCACCCATTGGTTGAGCCTTAGCTGCCGGAAGGCATTCTCCTCACCGGGATTCTGCTGGGCGGATTCACAGGCGGCCTGCACCTTGTCGATCCCCACCGTGATGCCCAGGGAAGGATTGGCTTTTTTCCACACCTCCGGGTCTGTCCAGTCCTCGTCCTCGGCAGCGCCGTAAATGACAGAGTAGAAGGTGGGATCAACCTTACGTCCTTCCGCAATGTCGATGGCCTTCTGATGCACCTCATAGCAGATGGAGTTGGTGTCGTTGCCCGCCGTGGTGATCAGGAAATACAGCGGCTGCATCCGGGCGTCGCCGGAGCCCTGGAGCATGACGTCAAAGAGTTTCCGGTTTGGCTGTGTGTGAAGTTCATCGAAGATCACGCCGTGGGTATTGAATCCATGCTTGTTCGCCACATCCGCCGAAAGCACCTGGTAGGAACTGTTAGTGGGCAGATAGGTGATTTTCTTCTGGGACTCCAGTATCTTCACCCGCTTGGAAAGCGCCGGGCAGAACCGCACCATATCCACCGCCACATCAAACACAATTTTTGCCTGGTTACGGTCGGCGGCACACCCATATACCTCGGCCCGCTCCTCGCCGTCCCCGCACAGGAGCAGGAGCGCCACAGCGGCGGCAAGCTCCGACTTGCCCTGTTTCTTGGGAATCTCGATATACGCCGTGTTGAACTGCCGGTAGCCGTTGGGTTTTAACACGCCGAACAGGTCGCGGATGATTTGCTCCTGCCAGTCGATTAGTTCAAAGGGCTTTCCCGCCCAGGTACCCTTGGTATGGCAGAGGGACTCGATGAACATGACCGCATAGTCGGCGGCGTCCTTATCGTAGTGCGAGGTCTTCGCCATAAACCTGGTGGGCTTGTATTTTTTCAGTTTTCGCATGGACACCACCTCCAAAATGGCATAAAAATAGCACCGGCTATTTCTAACCGATGCTTAAAAATACAGGTTGACAAACTGGAAATTGTATTACCAGTTTTAAAGCGATTCAAGAAGTAAGGTCGCTTTATTTGCAACTTTCTCTTTAATAGCAGAAACTGTATCTTCAACGGAAAGTTGTGTTGTATCTAAAATATTTTTCTCGTATGCTCCCAAATTATTAAATTGCTCCCACATGATTTCTACTAACTCAATATTAGTTTTTCTATCTAATTTTGAGCGTTCAATCGCCCGCTTCATGGTTTCTTCCTTATTAGCCCTCAAAACGATATAATGCACTTCATATCCCTCTCGTACAATGTTTAGCCACGGCTCTAAAAACCACGGACCGATAATACCGTCTACAATCACATCATATCCTCCACGGACATAACGCTTTGCGGCTTCTAAAAAAGCCTCAATCACAATTAGATTTTGCTCATTAGATTCCGGCAAATGTGGGGGGATTGCTCCTTTACTAAGATAATGGTAAAAATCATCCGTGTGCATATGCACAGATTTTTCCATAGTGGATTCTTTGGCAACAATAGCTGATGTTGTGGTTTTTCCTGTTCCTGGTGCGCCAGTAATTACAATAATTCTTCCGCTCTTCATTTATTTTTATCCCCTCAATTCCGATTTGTCCCCACCAAGATTACTTTATTATACAGCAAAATTGTGATTTTTTCAACGCTCCCGGCTTTCCATATGGCGGTGGATCGTCTCGATGATCTGCTCCTGCTCGGCAGTGTCCACGCCGATGGACCGGAGCGCCTGCCTGGTGCCGCAGTCCGGGCAGATGAGGGTCTTGTTGTCCTCCCTGGAAAGCGCCGGAGCGCCGTGGTAGGTCCTGCCGCAAAGCGGGCAGACCGCCATCCGGATCACATTATCCTTCATATCCGCATACCTCCCTGCATTTATCATAGGCATCAACCAGGACGTTTTTATCAAAGCGGAAGGTGTCGTATCCTTCCAGGCAGGTTCTCATATAGAAATTGCTCGGAACCCCAATCGGCCTGTCCTCATGCATGATGTAGGCAAAGGCCGTCACCGTCCTGCGTTTTCCTGTGCGGATGCCCTTGTACTGCAGTTTGATGTCCTTCTTGTAATAGAAGTTGGGGAATCCCTCGTAGCGGTCGAGGGCGGCTTCATCCGCAGCCGTCACCTCCCAGATCACCACGGGAACCGTGCCGCCAGTACATTCCTCAATCGTAAGGTAAGAGCCGGTCTTGCTTCCTTTGAACAGCAGCTCCCACCCCTTAAGGTTAGCCGTGCCGAGGATCGTAGCGTGAGGGCAGCGCATCCGCATCTGCGGGACATTGAGGTTGCTGCCGTAGGCGATGTAGTATCTTTTCTCTTTCATGGTATCCATCCTTTCCGAAGGGGGTTACCCTTCTACCACCTTAAGACCGCCGAAGCGGTCGAAGGTAAGGTGGCAGGAGGCTAACTCCTGCGTGTCCTTCAGGCGGCTGCTCTGCCGTGCCGGAAGGCTGTATCTCCTGAAAGGTTGCGGGTCAGGAAATCTCTGGCCGTTGCGAACTCCTCGCCGATGAAGCCCAGGCGGAGGAGCCAGGTGCGCATGGCGTATTTGGGGTTCTCGTTCTGCTGGGGCTTGGGGCTTGCGGTGCGCACATCCTTTGCCATCTGGCTTAAGGCCAGGCAAAGCTGGATGTAACTCTTGAGCTGTCCTGCGTGGATGCCGCCCCTGCGCTCTGCGGTCGGCTCATCGAATTGGAAAAGCCGGAATTCGACCGTCCCCTTGGTAAAGGTGGCGTGGAGGTTCAGCATATGGTAGCGGCTGTCGTTGTAGTGGTGGCTCCTGCCGTAGCTTGCGCCGTTACTGGTGTACCAGATGTCTGCAAGGTGCGCCATCGTCTTGGGTTTTCTGCTGTTGACCTTGGCGAGGAAGTTGGGGTCTACCGTGCGGCAGTAGCGGCTCATGCGGCCCCGGTCGAGCTTCAGCGCCTCGGCGATCAGACTTTCGTGGCTCGCCATGATGTTAGCGAGGTTCCGAAGGCTCTGCGGCGTGTGCCCCTGCGCCCCGATGTGGATGTGGACTCCGCATCCTCTGGAGGCATCGCTCTTGGCGCCTGCGTGTCTGAGCTGCCTGCAAAGCTCCTGCAGGGTTTCGATGTCGCCGTAGGTCAGGATTGGGGTGACCAGTTCGCATTTCTGCTCGTCCGGTCCCGCAATAGAAACGTCCTTCTGGAATTTCCACTCGCGTCCATCCGCATCCCAAGCCGACCAGGTGCTGTATCCGTTGCGGCCGGCGGTGTTCTCGTATCTGCCTGTGCCGAAGTAGGCGGCGGCAACCTTCGCTGCCTTCTGGCGGGTGATGCTGTTCATCTCGACCTCGACCCCGATGGTCTGGTTCTTCATCTCTGCAATCTGCCTTGCTGTTTTCTCGTTCATTCTGAAATCCTCCGTTTTTCTGCCTCGCGGCTGTGTGTTTTCCCTTTCGGTGTACACATATTCGCTCTAAAAGAGGATAATAGCAAGTTCATTCCGCGTTATATATTACACAAAGATGACCGCAGGATATTGTGTAGTCTATGGCTGTTTGCCGCCACCCGATATTGGCTTGAGAAGGCCGTTTTCCTCCTCATCAAGGATAGCAAGAGCCAGGCGGAATCCCGTCCGCAGCCCATCGATGAAGTACTCCTCAGCGGTCATGCCCGCAATGGCGGCTTGTAGACAAATCATCTTATCGAGAACTGTGGCTGCCTCCTGATCCAGCATGGATCGGAGCTTTTCTTCTTCATCAGCCAGACCGGCAGCAGCTTTTCCATACTCCGAATTACGGTCAAACTGCTTTTCATTCGGATTGATGTTCCCATAGAAGAAGTCCTTCAGAATGTTATTTGGCACGGCGGTCACCCACCTTTCTCACAATATCCTCCCCATAGACCACGTTCAGGCCGCTGCCATTGTCCCAGCGCATGAGAAGGGAGCTGGTGTCGTCCACACCTTTGACAGTGCCCTTTGTACCGACAGGCGGGGCCTGCACATCATCCATCCGCACCAGTTCCACACGGGTGCCGGCAGGATATTCCCGGCGGATGCGCTCCACAATCTCTCTACTCGGAAACTTCATGGCTCACACCCCCGTTCTTGAAGGCCGAGGAACCGGTCAGGTTCTTCAGCAGAATTTTGCGTTCCATCTTGTACTCGCTGCCGATGAAGCCCAGGCGCAGGAGAAAGCAGCGGAAGGCGTATTTCTCGTTATCCACCGGTTTCTCAGTCGCTGTTACCCGCTTGGTATTCCTGCTCATCTCGCAAAGCGCGGAAATGAAGTGGGTGTAGGCGGCTGAGGAATCCGCATCTACCTGAGCGAACCAGGGGAACGCCACCCGGTCGTCCAGCACCTCAATGTGAAGGTCGGTGATGCCCAGGGCTTTCCGTATCAGATTCCCTTTGGCGTCCAGCAGCTTGGTAAGGTTGCCCACCGCCACCTTGTCCAGCGGAATTTCCACCGTAAGCCCCACAGGTTCGCCCTGTGGCGCAGTGTCGGCGGATTCTGCCGCTTCCTTGGTTTCCTCTCTGGAGGGCTGTTCACCGCAGTCCTGCGGCTCACATTCAAAGCCAGCGGCTGCGATGGCTTCCAGAACCCGCTCGACTTCCTCGCTGTCGGCACGGTCATCAAAGAGGAGCGTTCCATCCTTGGTGACCGTGAAATAATCAATCTCATAATTGCAGGTGGGCATGAACTTGTATTCCGCCCTGGCACCCGTAGTATCGGCGATGATCTTTACCAGCTCCTTGCGCTTAGCGCCCGTCACATTGTATCTGATTTCCATGCGTGAAAACCTCCTTTGTTTTTGGTAGGTACATATATCACTCTGAACCTCTGAAATAGCAAGCGGTTTTCGCACATTTCTCTGTAGAATAGAAACCAATTTATCCTTCCGAAAACTGTGCATAGTACACGATCCCGGAAAGCACGAAATAGACATTGGGGAGCGCCACGCCATTGCCCCACATTTTATATTCCGCGCTGTCAGAATGGGGATTCTTCAGCCACTTGATGATCTGGTTCCGGCTCTTAGGCTTGGAGGACGTCCCCATGACGGAGCGGTGTATCTCAAACACCTCTGTCCAGAACTCAATCTCATCCTCGGTCGGCTCATCGGTCCCAAGCCCGGCGCACCACCAGTCTGGGAACCCTTGCAGTCTGGCGCATTCGGTGGGTGTCAGCCTGCGGACGATGTACTCCGGCTCGGTCTCGTTCACCACAGGCGGGTCCTTATAGTCCCTCGCCATCAAAGTTGGGGATTGTTCTTTAAGCGTCTGGGTGTAAGTGCCGGTGGTCATGCAGTAGGCTACAGCGTGGCGGTCGGCGGCATCCAGCGTAAAGGACACATCCTCATTCACCCCGCTGCCCTGGGGACCGTTCTTCTCAGCCCTGCCAATCATGGAACCCTGCAGAGCCACTACAGCCATGCCGCCCTGGTTGCAGGTGGGATTGCCGCCGTTCGCATCCAGACACCTGGAAGTTTCCGCTTCATAGAAACCGCTCTTCGGATTATCGGATTTCATGGCGTTGCTGTCCTTGGAACAGATGCCGTAAACCTTAACCGCCAGTTCATTGCACCGGGCTTCGCCCACATCATAGGTGTTCAGCGTATTCGCCACATCGGATGCTTTCCAATGCTGCCCCTCATCAGGAGAGTGGGGCCGGGTGCCTTTCACGAACGGCACAAATACCGTCTGATCATTGTTACAGCCCAGCGTGGCAGATTTGTTGTCCTGGATTAGTGCGCCCTTGCCGCCGCCCTCACAGCCGGAGCGGATTTTCAGCGTCTTTGGCGTTTCCACCACGAAGGGCTGATTGTTGCCGCCTGTTCCGTAAGTAGACATGACCGTGGGCGCTGTTTCCAATGGACCGGTGTATCTGGTGTCCTGGCTATGGTTCTCATAGACCGCCGCCGGCACCGTCCCCGCCCGGAGAGTGGGAGGGGTTTCTTCCTCGTACCCGATGGAGCGGCTGTGTGCGGAATGCTCGGTGCAAAAGCCCGCAGATTCCATCACGCAGGGAGGATGGTGGGCCTCCGCCCGGAGAGTTGCCGCGACATCCTCCGTCACATCTATGCGGCTGCCGCCCTGGTCGTTTAGGCAGACGCAGCCTGACGCTCCAGCGCCTTCCGCAAAAGCTCCGGCAACTCCTTGCCACGGGCGGAAGCCCTGCGGAGTATACCCAGACACGCCTTCGGACTCAAATAGTATTTTTCCGGCACTCCCGCCTGCAAAATCTGCGACAAGGTAGATGCGTTTTCTGCGCTGGGGGACTCCCCAGTACTGCGCATCAAATACCCGCCATGCGAGACTGAAATCGTCTGCCACGATCTCCCCGGCGTTTGCCCATCTCTCAGGTCGAGCAGGATCAATTTCGTATCCTTTGACCGAGCAGATCTCTTCGAGGACGGACTGGAAGTCCGCGCCCTTGTTGGAACTGAACGCGCCGGGGACGTTCTCCCAGACAATGTACCTTGGATATCTGCCATCAGTTGCACACCTCATTTCCTTTACGATCCGGACGGCTTCATAGAACAAGCTGGAACGGGAGCCGTCCAATCCTTCCCGCCGACCCGCAATGCTCATATCTTGGCAAGGCGAGCCGAAGGTGATGATATCCACCGGTTCAATCTTCCTGCCGTCCATCCGGGAGACATCGCCATAGTGCTTCATAAAAGGCAGCCGCTTTGTGGTCACCCGGATGGGGAACGGCTCGATCTCCGAAGCCCACACGGGGGTAATGCCGGAGAGCAGGCCGCCCAAGGGGAAACCGCCGGAGCCGTCAAAGAGGCTGCCGAGAGTCAATTTATTCATCTGGTACCTCCACCTCTTTTACAAGGTCGGAGTACATCATCTTTTCTCCGTTTCTCTCTACAAAAATATCCTCCGGCGGGATGCCGTTCTCCACGGCCCTACGGAGAATGACCGATGCGTACTTCTCATCCAGTTCCATCATGCAGCAGACACGGTTCATCTGCTCACAGGCCATCATGGTGGAGCCGCTGCCGCCGAAGGTGTCGATCACCACGGCGTTCTCCTGGGTGGAGTTCCCGATGGGATAGCCCAGCAGGTCCAGCGGCTTGGAGGTCGGGTGGTTTGCATTGCGCTTCGGTTTGTCGTAGTTCCAGATGGTGGTCTGCTTGCGGTCGGAATACCACGGGTGCTTGCCATTCTGCAGGAAGCCATACAGCACAGGCTCATGCTGCCACTGGTAATCCGAGCGGCCCAGCACCAGGGAGTTCTTCACCCAGATACACACGCCCGCCAGATGAAACCCGGCGTCAATAAACGCCTTTCGGAAGTTCAGCCCTTCTGTGTCCGCATGGAACACATAGGCCGTGCCACCTTTCTCCAGATGCTCCGCCATGCACTTGAAAGCAGAGAGGAGGAAGTTGTAAAACTCCTCATCTTTCATGGAGTCGTTCTGGATGGTCAGGCCGCTGGCACTTTTAAAGGAGACGCCATAGGGCGGGTCCGTCACGATGAGGTTAGCCTTCCTGCCATCCATGAGCAGGGCCACATCCTCGGCGGAGGTGGCGTCCCCGCACACAAGGCGGTGCCGGCCCACTGTCCAGACATCGCCCCGCTCCACAAAGGAGGCTTTCTCCAACGCAGCGGTCAGGTCAAAATCGTCATCCCTGGCTTCGCTGCCGGAATCATCCGCAAACAGTTCTGCCAGTTCCTTCTCATCAAAGCCGGTCAGCAGGGGATCAAAATCCATGCCCTGCAAAGACTCGATCTCCACCCGCAGAAGTTCCTCATCCCATCCGGCATCCATCGCCATGCGGTTGTCCGCAATGATATAGGCTTTCTTCTGAGCCTCACTGAGGTGGTCTGCAAACACACAGGGAACCTCAGTGATGCCTTCCTCCTTTGCCGCCAGGATTCTGCCGTGTCCGGCGATCACATTAAAATCCCTGTCGATGATGACAGGATTGATAAAGCCGAACTCTCGCAGGGACGAGCGGAGCTTCGTGATCTGCTCCGGGGAGTGGGTGCGGGCATTATTCACATAGGGCACCAGCTTGGCAATGGACACAAGCTGCATTTCCGTTGTAGTATTCATCGCACCAGCCCCCATTCCGCAAATTTCTCAAAACCGCCAAGGCTCTGGATGTATCTCCGGGCAGTCTCCACGATTTCTCTATAAGGAATACCGTCCACCGTATCATCCCCGATGGCGCAGCACAGTTCTACCGGCCTTCCGGTTTCCTGCGCCTTCAGCCATGCGTAGATGTTGACCGACACATCCGCTTTGGAGAGGTCTTTGCCGTGAAGTCCGCCGCCCGTCACCGAATCGGCCATGTCGCTGCCCAGCTTCCGGTTGGTAGCGCCGGAATCCACGTCTGTGCCGCCTGTCCAGTCGCCCAGGGGATTGACCTCGGCGCCCGGATACCGTTTCCGCAGTTCTGCGGCAGGGGCATTGCTCTGACAGAGGATCAGCCTTGCTTCGTCAATGATGTACTTCCCATCCGAGAGATAAGTGTGATACACACTTTTGGCGATCTCGCAGAGTGCTTTCTGCTCCTCCGTAACCGGCACCCCTTTGAAAATGCCGTTGTCACCGCAGCGGATTCCTTCTGCCTGGTTATTGGCAAGGTGTCCGTCCTGCGGCACTTTCACATAGTCCGTGTGCAGATTTCCTGCAATGCGGTGAACAATTGATTTTACTTCATCCAAAGAGATGTGTGCCGATGTCTCCGCAATGATATGGCAAACGCCGTGGCCGATGAGAACCTCCACAGCAATCCTGGGATTTTTTTCTTTTCTGTACGCCGTATCCACCAGAGCGCCGGCGATACGGTCAGCCACCTTGTCCGGGTGGCACGGATTTACTTTCTCAAACATGGCTTCACCCCTTCCTTGCACGGAGCAATCGCTCCATCAGATCGTCCTGGGGAGAAACCTCCCCGTAATCGGTGCTGCAGTTTTCCTTCACGATCTGGAAGATCTCGTTCCAGAGCCGCACCGCCTGGTTCATGTAGTTAATGCCGATGTTGATGAACGGGGACGGGATCGGCTTCTGGGTGGTCGGGTGCTTGGAGAGGAAGCCCATGCGGTTGGTCATCTCCTCGCACTGAATCCAGCGGGCGCTGCACATGGCGTACCGCTCCAATAGCTGGGGAGACACCTTCGCCGCGCAGCCCACCTTCTTTAACCACTCCCAGGTTTCCGTGTAGATTTCTTCCGCCTGGAGCGTACTCCCGTCACGCTGCTCGGCGGATAAAAACTCATGGGGCTTTGGCATATCGACACCCTCGACTTCGGGAATATCCAGCACTTCCAATCTGCGCCCGCCCGGATTGCCGTTCTCGGCTTTCTCCTTGACGGCAGACTTTTTTCTTCCCGCACCAGGTCTCGCGCCGCCGCGCCCGCCTGTGTTATTGGATTTTGTCGGCATTTTCTCACCCCTTTCCTCGAAAAAATGAAGCAGCCGCAGCCGGCCGCCCTTAATTACCCTTTTGATTTCGCCTTTTTCGCGCATGAAGCCCCAGGCCGCTGTCCGCTCATGCAGGTCCCGGAGATTTTGACCGCCCCACGGTCACCGGTCGCCAAGCTCGTGATGCAGCTTTGTGTGGCAGGACTGGCAGAGGGACATCAGATTGTCATTCCGATGCGTCCCACCCTGCGAGAGGGGGACAATGTGATGGACTTCCTCCACAGGAGTCAGCCGTCCTTCCTTCAGACACATCTCACACAAAGGATGAGCCGCAGCATAGCGGTCGCGGATTCGTTTCCAAGCCCTGCCATACTTTTTGTTGCTGTCCGCAGGGCGTCCGTACTTGTTGTACCGTTTCCGGGCAATAGCTTCATGCTCCTCACAGTACTGCCCGTCCGTGAGGTTTGAACAGCCGGGGTAGGAGCAGGGGCGTTTTGGTTTCTTTGGCACGCTGCACCTCGCTTTCCGGGCAAAAGGAAAGCCCTGCAGGATTGCTCCCGCAAGGCTTGTTCCTTGTCCTGTTTTTCTGATTCTAACTATATCACAGGGACAAGGTGTATTGCAGTGGCTTTTAGTGGCTTATTTCGGAAACGGCGTCCAACGCCCTGTGGTGGAGCCGGTACAGCCACCGAAGCTCATAGCCCATGTCCACGGCGATCTGTTCCCAGGACTTGAAACACAGATACCGCAGTTCCAGCAGGGTCTGGTACTCCGTGTTCTGGACAGCCTTGATTTTATGGACGATGTCTTTTTTCGTCTGCACCAGCTTGCAGATATCCTCGTTGATCTCTGCCTCCAGCTCAATGATGGAAAGGATGGCGTCCTCCATGCGGTGGAGGTTCCTCGTCTCACTTCCGGGCATATCCGAATAAGTCGCAGTCGCCCGCGTGGCGAGGTCATTCAGTGACGCCACCTGCTCCATCTTGCTCTGTATCCGCTGGTCAATGCGGAACGCCTGGGAAAGGTACTCCTTCATTTCCGTCTGCTGCTTGTTCATAGGCACTACCTCCGAAAAAGAAATTCCTTCCCTCGGATTTGCCTTGATTGACTCTCATTTTCTTAGGTTTGCCCGGACCGCATCGATCAGCGCCGACTGTGTCCTGTCCTTATACTGCAGGGCTTTCATAATGCGCTCATCAATGGTGCCGTCCGTGATGATGTGCTGTATGACCACGGTCTTGGACGCCTGACCCTGCCGGTAAAGCCGCGCCACCGTCTGCTGATACAGTTCCAGGCTCCAGGTAATGCCAAACCAGCAGAGGGTGGCGCCGCCGCTCTGGAGATTCAGCCCGTGGCCGGCAGAAGCGGGATGGATCAGCGCCACGGGAATTTCGCCCCGGTTCCACTTTGCGATGCTGGCGTCAGAGTCCAGCCTTGCAAAGCTGATCTTCCGCAGCCGCAGCCGTTCCTCGATGCGGTCAAGGTCGTGCTGGTACCAGTAAGCCACCAGCAGGGGCTTTCCGTTCATGCTTTCGATGATGTCCTCCAGGGCGTCCAGCTTCTGGTCATGGATATGTTCCACATCCCCGTTATCCGTATAGACCGCCCCGTTTGCCATCTGACAGAGTTTCCCGGACAGTACTCCGGCATTTGCCGCCGTTACCTCGCCCTTATCAAGCTGTGCCGCCAGATCCTCGCACATCTCATCGTAAATAGCCTGTTCCGGCTCCTCCATGTACACCCGGTACTCGCTGTTTACAAGTTCCGGCATCTTGAGGTGGTCGGCGGCTTTCATGGAGATGGTGATATCGGAGATCTTGCCATAGATCCGTTTCTCCGCTCCCGGCAGGGGCTTATAGGAATACACCACCTGCCCATTCATCCGGTCCGGCTGGAAATAGTCCTGGCGGTACTTGGTGATAAACCGCCCCAGCCGCTGTCCCATATCCAGCACCTTGAACTCGGCGAACAGGTCCATCAGCCCGTTCCCGGACGGGGTACCCGTAAGGCCGATGACGCGCTTTGCCCTGGGGCGCACCTTCATCAGCGATTTGAACCGCTTGCTGTTCCAGTTTTTGAAGGACGAAAGCTCGTCCACCACGATGGCGTCAAATTCAAATGGGACATTCTCCACCATCCATTGGACGTTCTCCCGGTTGATGATGTAAATGTCCGCATCCCTGCGGAATGCCTCCAGCCGTTCCTTTTCGGTACCGACCGCCACGGAATAGCGGACATCCTTCAGATGATCCCACTTTTCGATCTCCTGGGGCCAGGTATTCCTCGCCACCCGCAGCGGTGCGATCACCAGGACGCGGGTAATCTCGAAGTAGTCGAACAGCAGGTCGTACAATGCCGTCAGCGTGATGGCTGTCTTGCCAAGGCCCATGTCAAGCAGAATGGCGGCAATCTCGTGCGTTTCGATATACTCAATGGCGTACTGCTGATAATCGTGCGGTTTAAACTCCACCGCTGTCACCTCCGATCTCAGAAAGGATGTGGGGAATCTCGCTCTCGTCGTCCAGAACGAATGCCAGGAATCCCAACCGCCGCAAAAGCCGTATCCTTGACTCCTGCAGCGGCCGTGGTTTCCCGCCAGAGGCCTTTACCTCCACGAAGCCGCATTTCCCATCCGGCAATAGGATAAGACGGTCGGGAACCCCGGAAAAACCTGGTGACACGAACTTTGGCGCAATCCCGCCTTTGGCCTTAACCGCCTGAACCAGTTTTTGTTCGATGGTTTTCTCTCTCATGGTTTTATTCTCCTCGTTCTTTGTGTGACGGTCATGTACCTCTTCCCCCGATTCTCTCTTATATATTGTTTTTTTATCTCCTTAGAGCAACTCTGGCAGAGAGGTACATGACCTACACACCTACTAATCCTCAAACTCCGATTTGAGTTTCAGCCCGTAAATGATCACGCCTGTACGGGTACGCTTTCTCACCACTCCCGTGGATTCCAGCGCGGAGTAGAAATCAGTCGTACTCCGGGTGTATTCGCCCATCTGCAGGCAGTAGCTCCTGTAGGCGTTATAAAACTCCCCGGATTTTGCTTCAAAATCGTCCCCTACCTCACAGCAGTCATCCAGAAAGTGGGACAGCCAGTCGTTGTTTTCCTTGTATTTCTGGATGGCGGCCTGCACCACTCTGGGCTGGACGATTTTGTAATCGCCGGCAATGACGCGCTTTGCACCCTCGATAATCCACTGAAGGACTGCGCCGCCCGCCATCTTGAACAGGAAGTCCGAATAGTTCTTGATGTCAGCTTTGCCCTCGATCTTGGCGTTGAAGGGGATCACGATGAGCCGCCGCCAGGTACCCTGGTCAATGGCCCCGACCCTTGGCAGATGGTTGGTGTACAGCACCAGCGTGTGGGTGGGGACATAGGAGAACGGCGCCTTGTACTTTTTCTCCGCATAGATTTCATCCGTGGAGCAGAGCTGCTTGACATTGGAGGTGTTCAGGCGCATCCCCTCCTCCAGCTCGGCGGCGATGATCATCCGCTTGCCCTTGGCTTCCGCCAGTTCCGGCTTCACGTTGCGCTTGCAGCCCACGGTCAGGGTGTCTGCGGACATATTGCCGGAGTAGGTGCCAAGCACACGGGCGATGGTGTTCCAGAAGGTGGATTTGCCGTTCCTGCCCTCGCCATAGGCAATGACCAGCGCTTCAATGTAGACCTTGCCGATAGCGGCAAGCCCCACGATCTCCTGCACATAGCGGATCAGGTCGGTGTCCCCCTGGAAGAAGGTTTGGAGGGCGTCCTCCCAGACATCCATGCCATCCCCGGACGGGTCCACCGCCGTCTGCTTCGTGATATAGTCCTGGGCATTGTGTTCCCGAACAGCCCCCGTCCTCAGATCGCAGGTGCCGGACGGCAGGTTCAGTAAAAACTCATCCGCATCCAAGACACGCTGTTCGATCTGGATCATCGGGCGGGCTTCCTTTAAGGCGGCCGAGATGTATTTCGTATCCCGGCGCTTGATGGCGTACTTCCGATAGGTTTCCGCCCGCTCATACTTTTCAAAGGAGCGCCGCTGGGCTTCGCTGAACGCCGCCATCGCTTTCTTGGCGCCCATCGCGGCAAGCATGGCCCACGCGCCGTTTTCCGACATTTCCTTCATGCACCGCTGTATCTCTGTTTCCGCTTCCTCAAGCTGTCTCGCGGTCAGCTCCTGGGCAATGCCCTGGGCGTTAGGCTGGGATTCCTCCCAGAACGAGCCGTTGAACACAATGTAATCCGTAGCCGGGGAGAAGCGGAGCCGATCCATGTACTCCCTTGACAGCACAATGGCCTGTCCCACATCCGAGAAATCCTCTGGCATGAGCAGAAAGTCCTGGTTATACTGCTCCGGCGGGATATAGCCCTCCTGGGCCGCTACCTTCGCACCGAACTTCACGGCGCTGGCCCAGATACCCGCAAGCTCCGCATCATCCAGCGGCGGGCTGCATTTTTCCGCTTCCTTCAGAAACTGCTTGTGGGCTTCCTCTGTATTCCCCAGCCGCTTGATGATCCGGCCGGCGTAATGGGACATGGTCTTGTTCCGGGAACCCTCCGGGATCTGCCCCTGCGCCGCGTCCCACTCCGCAAAACGGTCTGCCAGGAACGCATCAATGGTAATCTCGCCGTCATACACCTCGACCGCCGCGTTCTTTACCCCAAACAGGAACCGGGCGCTGTCCTTGGCCCCGTCATCGAAATAAGGGTAATCGGCAATCAATCTGTCTTTCCATGAGCTGTAAATCTCTGAATTTGTTGTCTCCGTACAGATAAAATACACATGGAACCGGGGCCTGGGGCCTCGTTTTCCTTTCTGCTTCATGTGGCTCCTGCTGTAGACAAAGATCATCCCCACGCCCGGAAAATCCATCGCCACATCAAAGGGCGTGAGCCAGTCGTCAGGGTCATCCGAGTGGTCGTTATCGCAGTCCATCGGCAGACAGTCCGCTTTCAGGAAATTGTCCACGCTGCGGTAGTTCTGCTTATATGCCGCGCACACATGGTCGAAGGCCGCCGCCTGCCGCATGGTGTCCGCATCCGTGACCGTCACGGGATTCGGGTACACGCAGTTTGACCGGCTCCCCACCGTCGCGGCGTCATAAATTGTCATCTGCATTCCGTTTCCTCCATATCCTCCGTAAAATAACGGATCGTCATATTTTTCTGCTTTGCCCTGCCGATCTCCCGGCGCATCCCATCGGACACCTCGCTGCCAAACACCCAGAGCTGCTCACACTTGCCCAGCAGCACCAGATCCATAAAGATCGCCAGCTCCCGTTCCGTTTCTTCCGATAAGAATTGCGGGAACAGCAGATGCGGTGCAATGGGGATCGTGCCGGCATCTGCGGCGAACCGGCTGTACCGCCTTGCTTTTTCGGTATTTTCCTCTGTGTCCCCGGAGTACGGGGAGCAGATATACACCAGCGGCCGGTATCTCACCGCCTTTTCCTCCTGGGTAACTTTCGTGAGGGCTTCATAGGCCGTCGGGTCGTAGTAGCCTTCGCTGTTATATCTGCTAACTCCCATACACACCCCTCACTTGATACCGCTCGACCAGGTCGTCCCGTCCAATGCTGACCAACCGCTCATAGCTTTTCTGCCTGTCCTCGTCACACTGTGCCGTGGTCTTAAAAAACGGACAGACCTTTCCGTGGAAGTCATTGTCACCCAGGCAGACGCACACACCGTCCTTATTAGCAAAGCAGTCCCGATGCGCCGTGCAGCGCGGCAGACCTTTTGATTTCGCTGTTCCCATAGTCTGTTTCCATCCTTTCTCTGAAAATTGAGCGGCTTACACCTCTCTAATTGTGAAAGGACAGAAACACTCCGTTTCAGCGGTGGGTGTCTGGACCTTTTCAAAATCCAAGGGCGGAAAATCCACATTCCAAGAGAAAACAGCCAGACTGGGGACACCTTGCCCTGCAAACACTTGATAGCCAGAATCTTCTAAAAATAATTTTTGCACTGTTATTTAATGCCTTGACTATCGCCAATGTATGTGGTATATTTATCTCATAAAGAGTGAAATACACCACATTTAGGAGGATAGTTTATGAAATCAAAACGCTATTTATATGGACTTATGGGCTTGCTCTCTCCATTAGGTTTTATTGGCGTTTTCACAGAAGCAAAGTCTTTTCTTGGCTTCTTTGCCTTTGCAGTTGATTTTGAATATTTCTTCATCAAATCAGATGAAATGTTGGAGGAATACATGAACAAGTCAGCTTCACGCGCATTTTACTGCGGAATGATTTCTGTGGCACTTGTTTCTTTTGTCTGTTTCTTTGCTGGGATAAAAGAAGAAAAGGAAGCTCTGATAACAGGTCTTGCATTTGGCTGGGCGGTATCCGTTGTAATCTATGCTTTATCTACTGCTTACTACGGCTTCAAAGAAAAATGGGGGCTGGAAAATGATAAAGAATAGAATTAAGGAGTATCGAGCCAAGTATGACATGAAGCAGGAAGACTTGGCAAAGTTGGTGGGCGTCCGAAGAGAAACCATAGGGAATTTAGAAAAAGGCAGATATAATCCATCATTGGTGTTAGCGTGGAACATAGCGAAAGTATTCAATGTTTCAATCGAAGATATTTTTACTGTAGAGAATTAAACATCAGCCGCAACCGGCAGCACCACCGAGCAGGAAAGCTTGAAAGAGGTTCCCTGCTCTTTTTATGCCCGGATGCCGGGAGAAAGGCAATCACGAACCGTCGTTCCACCATGCCCGCATCCTGCTGAAATGCGAACTGCCGCTGTCAGATTTTCCGCAAAAACACCGCTAAAAAATGCCGTCCTTGTCCTTTCAGAAGTGAGAGGCACAGGGACGGCAAATTTTTCTCCGCTGAAAAAATCCGGTTCTGTCCTTTCAGAGACAGAGGGGCAGGAAAGCCGCTCGGAAACGGAGGTGCTGCGGATGCAGGAAAACACGGAGACAACCAGAGACAGGCAGCTTGACGAGGAACTCGCCGATGTGCTGATTGCCATCAGCGTGATTGCGAAGCGTCTCGCCAGAAAGCTGCAGACGGCCAATCAGGAAGGAGGAACGCCGGATGGGGAAATTGAGCGACCTGGACTTACAGATTAAGGAGCTGCGCTCCTGCGGGGAGACCATCATCGAAATCGCCAACACGCTGGCGGGGATGTTTTCTTCCCAGGCGGCAGAGGATGCGCCGCCGAAGGAGAAGCCGAAAGCACTCACCCTTGAGGAGGTGCGCCACCGCATGACGGTGATCGCCCAGGCAGGGCACTCAGCAGAGGTGAAAGCCCTCATTACGAAGTACGGAGCGAGGAAGCTGTCGGACATCGACCCTTCTAAATTCGAAGGGCTTCTGAAGGAAGCGGACGCGCTCGGAAAGCCGGAGGCAGGAAACGATGGGTAAGCATTCCTTCCTTTCCGCCTCCGCAAGCCACAGGTGGATCAACTGCCCGCCATCGGCACGGCTCTGCGAGGAGTATGCGGACAAGCCCAGCGAATACGCCCAGGAGGGGACCGACTGCCATGAGCTGTGCGCCTATAAGGTAGAAAAAGCCCTCGGCCGCAGGGTGAAGGACCCCACGGAGAACCTGACCTACTACTCCCAGGAGATGGAGGACTGCGCCGATGGATACTGCGCCTTCGTAATGGAGGAAGTGGCAAAGGCCAGGGAACGCTGCGCCGACCCGCTGGTACTTGTGGAACAGCGGCTCGACTATTCCCGCTATGTAGGGATCGAGGGCAGCTTCGGCACCGGGGACTGTGTCATCGTCTCGGACGGGCTTCTCCACATCATTGACTACAAGCACGGGCTTGGCGTCCTGGTGTCGGCGGAGAAGAACAGCCAGCTTTCCTGTTACGCGCTGGGCGCCCTCGACCTGTTCGATGGCATTTACGATATCGCGCAGGTCAGCCTGACCATCTACCAGCCCCGCCGGGAGAACATCAGCACATACACCATGAGCCGGGAAGAACTCCTGGCCTGGGCGGAGACTGTGCTTGCCCCCGCTGCAAAGCTGGCATATGAGGGCAAGGGCGAGTTCAAAGCCGGCGACCACTGCCAATTCTGCAAGGCAAAGGCCAACTGCCGCAAACGGGCGGAATACAACCTGGAACTGGCACGGTATGACTTCGAGATGCCCGCGCTCCTGGGAGATGATGAGATCGCCGCTATTCTTACCAAAGCGGACGAGCTGGTCTCCTGGGCTGGGGATGTCAAGGACTACGCCCTGCAGAAAGCCCTGTCCGGGACGAAGTTCACAGGATTCAAAGTGGTGGAGGGCCGCTCCAACCGGAAGTACACCGATGAGGCTGCAGTCGCCAAAGCGGTCGAGGATGCCGGTTATGAACCCTATGAAAAGAGACTGCTGGGCATCACGGCCATGAGCCAGGCCCTTGGCCGGAAGAAGTTTGAAGAGCTGCTCGGCGGCCTTGTCTACAAGCCGCCCGGCAAACCCGTACTTGTGCCGGAGAGCGATAAGCGCCCGGTCATGAACACAGCCATCAATGATTTCAAAGAAAATGAGGAGGACAACAACTATGGCAAAGATCGTAAATAAGACGAAGGTAATTACCGGCCCCAGAACCCGCTGGAGCTATGCGAATGTCTGGGACCCCAAGAGCATCAACGGCGGCACGCCCAAGTACAGCGTCAGCCTGATCATCCCGAAATCCGATAAGAAGACCGTGGAAGCCATCAAGGCGGCGATCCAGGCGGCCTATGAGGAGGGCGAGTCCAAGCTGAAGGGCAACGGCAAGACCGTCCCCGCCCTTTCGGTCATCAAGACCCCGCTGCGCGACGGCGATGTGGAGCGCCCGGACGATCCGGTCTATGCGGATGCGTACTTCATCAACGCTAATTCCGCCACCGCCCCCGGCATCGTGGATGCGGACCTGAACCCCATTCTGGAGCGTTCCGAGGTATACTCCGGCGTATACGGCAGGGCCAGCATCAACCTGTATGCCTTTAACTCCAACGGTAACCGGGGCATCGCCTGTGGATTGAACAACCTGCAGAAGATCTCCGATGGGGAGCCGCTGGGCGGCAAGAGCCGTGCCGAGGATGATTTCTCCACCGAGGATGACGACGATTATCTTTCCTGAGACAACACAGGGCGGCAGTCACCGCTGCCGCCCGCCAATTCAAAGAAAATGCGAGGTAAATGGATATGACAGAGCTTTATGAGTTTGCAAAACAGTTTGATGTGATCGTGATTTTCATCCTCCTGTACGGATTTGCCGTCGGCAGCATCGTGTACTGGATCACCGACTTCCTGCACTGGTGCTGGACAAAGTTCAAAAAGCACAGGGAGAAAAAGCGCCAGACAGCAAAACAGCCGGAGGAATAAGCAATGCGCACCGGGCGGCAGGAACAGAACCCCTGCCGCCTGCTTCATATGGAGGTAACAGCACTATGGCAATCCACACCCTATCAATCGACTTGGAGACCTTTTCCGATGTCGATCTGAAAAAATGCGGCGTGTATAAATACGCCGAGTCCCCTGATTTTGAAATCCTGCTTTTCGGCGTGTCCGTGAACGGCGGTGAGGTCACCGTATATGACCTGGCCTCCGGCGACACCGTGCCGGAGGAGATTATCAAAGCCTTCTCGGACGATTCCGTAATCAAATGGGCATACAATGCGTCTTTCGAGCGGGTCTGCCTTTCCGTCTGGCTGCGCCGGAACTATCCGCAGTATTTTTCCTCCTACAGCATAGAGGAGGACACCGTCCGAAATTATCTTGACCCGTCCTCCTGGCGCTGCTCCCTGGTATGGGGCGCGTACACGGGGCTGCCCCTCTCTTTGGAGGGGATCGGCAAAGTCCTGAAGCTGGAAAATCAGAAGATGGCAGAAGGCAAGGCGCTCATCCGCTATTTCTGCGTCCCCTGTAAGCCTACCAAGGCCAACGGCGGCAGGACGCGCAACCTCCCGGAGCATGACCCGGTGAAGTGGTCAACCTTTATTGCATATAACAAGCGGGATGTGGAAACTGAGATGGCGATCCAGCAGAAGCTGTCGAAATTCCCCGTGCCGGATTTTCTGTGGGAGGAATACCATCTTGACCAGGAGATCAACGACCGGGGCATACAGCTTGACATGATGCTGGTGGAACAGGCCATCGCCATTGATGATCGTTCCAGAGAGGAACTCTCCGCAAAGATGCGGCAGCTTACCGCCCTGGAAAACCCGAATTCCGTCCAGCAGATGAAGGAGTGGCTCACAAAGCACGGTCTTGAGGTGGACTCCCTGGACAAGAAAGCCGTGAAGGAACTGCTGAAGACCGCACCGCCGGAACTCGCCGAGGTACTGGAGCTGCGCCGGCAGCTTGCCAAGTCCTCCGTAAAGAAATACCAGGCAATGCAGAACGCCGTATGCGCGGACGGCAGGGCAAGAGGGATGTTCCAGTTTTATGGTGCGAACAGAAGCGGCCGCTGGGCGGGCAGGCTGATCCAATTGCAAAACCTGCCGCAGAACCACATGACACATCTGGAAGACGCGAGAAGCCTTGTCCGTTCCGGCGATTACGCTCTGCTCTCTGCACTGTATGACTCCATGCCGGAAGTCCTGTCGGAACTCATCCGCACGGCGTTTGTACCGAAGGATGGATATAAATTCATCGTTTCCGACTTTTCCGCCATCGAAGCCAGGGTGCTTTCATTTTTGGCCGGCGAGTCCTGGCGGCTGAAGGTTTTTGCGGAGAACGGCGACATCTACTGTGCCAGCGCCTCTGCCATGTTCCATGTGCCGGTGGAAAAGCACGGGCAGAACGCACATCTGAGGCAGAAAGGAAAGATTGCCGAACTCGCCCTGGGATACGGTGGATCGGTGGGCGCCCTCAAGTCGATGGGCGCTTTGGAGATGGGGCTTTCCGAGGAGGAACTCCAGCCCCTTGTGGATGCGTGGCGCACCTCCAATCCGAACATCGTGCAGCTTTGGTGGGATGTGGACAATGCGGTGAAAACCACCGTCCGCCAGCGGCTGGACACGGAGACGCACGGCATCCGGTTCCGTTACCGCAGCGGGATGCTGTTCATCCTTCTGCCCTCCGGGCGGCAGCTCTGTTATGTGAAGCCGAAGATGGGGACAAACAAGTTCGGCGGTGATTCCGTCACCTATGAGGGCGTCGGCAGCACAAAGAAGTGGGAGCGCATCGAATCTTACGGCCCGAAATTCACGGAGAATGTCGTTCAGGCCATCTCCAGGGACATCCTCATGTATGCCATGCGGACGCTGTCCCACTGTTTTATCGTCGGCCATGTCCACGATGAGCTGATTATTGAATGCAGCATGGATGTCTCTCTGGACGCTGTCTGTGAGCAGATGGGAAGGACGCCGCCGTGGATAGAGGGGCTGAATCTCCGGGCAGACGGCTATGAAACCATGTTTTACAAGAAAGACTGAAAAAGGCGGTGCCTATCGTGATGATAAGCACCGCCCAGCTTTTTAACGGTTGAAGATGTCCTTTACCAGCGGCTGCACCAGGCTTCGAATTTTCTTGATGTCATCCGACACCGTCCGCTGCTTAATGCCCAGCTCGTCCGCCATTTCTTGCTGGGTGGCTCCGTCATAGAGCAGACGGAAGATCCTGCCGTACTTGGGCTTTATCTCGCTGAGCATGGCGATCAGGTCTTCCAGGATCGTTTCGTAGATAACATCTTCCTCAAACGATCCCTCTGCGGCCGGCTCTGTTCCCTCATCCATCAGTACGGAGAGGGAGGCGGGCTTATTCCGCTCACGGCTGGCCTCCGAGAAGCGCTTGCACTCCTCACATCGGTTACTCTCCGGGCAGCGGATGAGTCGGCCATTCTTTCCCTTGACCATACAGCGGCCATCCCGGTCCTCGCGTTTGATTTCCGCCCAGATCGGCGCCATATACGCCCGATACTCTTCCTCGGTTGCGTCCACCATCACCACCCGGCACTTACGGTTGCCGATGCGCCGCCAGGCGACTTCCTCCGGCTTAATACCGAAATCGCGGATGACCTCGTCCGTTACCACCATCGGGATCTGGAACTTCTTTGACTCTGTGTTACTCTGATTGGCTTTCATTTCGTGTCCTTTCACCGCTCACCGAGCGGTGGACACGAAGGAAGCCGGTGCATCTGATGACACACCAACTCCGGCAACCTTGTGATGGCACGGCGAAAAAACGGTGGACATCGGATTTTCCTGAACCAGCGCACTAACACCAGTTTCAGACTTCCGTATGTATCCACCGCTCTGCTTAACGCGCGTACTTCACAAAGCGGATTTGATTTATTTCAAAGGTGTTCCCTTTGATAATTCCATTTTAGCCGCTTTGCGCAGGACACGGAATTGTAAGCACATTTCTATGTTTCGCCCTCAAAGACCCGGAAAATGGGCAAAAAAATAGAGCCATACATGACCATTAAGGTCACATATGGCTCTGTTAGACGCTTTTTATGTTATTTTGAGCATGGTAATCGGATTTCTATGTTTTTAATGTCGGCGAGAAAAATTTCAGAGTGAATTCCCCCACGCAGGTACCTCTCCTGCTTCAAAGAAGTTCTAATGCTCTTTTATACAACTGATCCAACTCACATCCGCAGTTCCCACATTCTTCATCCGCCTGTTTGATTGCTGATACCAAAGTGTCTTTATTGGATTTTCCGTCCAGCCATTCCCGCGCCGGGTCAGCTATTAAGTCCCAACCTGACGCAGCAAATTTCTGCATGATAGTTTTCAATTCCTCCAT